AGGAGCAGTAGTCAAATCATTTAAGGCTGTTTTTGATGATCCACTTGGAGCATTACAAAAATTAGGTGAGGCTATTCAAGAAAATCTAATTGAGCGTTTTGTTTCTTTTGGTGAAACATTGGGATTAATTGGAAAGGCAGTAGCTGAATTTTTCAGTGGTGAATTTTCCAAATCTTTTGAGACATTAAAGGCGGCAGGAAAAGAAAGTATTGATGTCCTTACTGGTGTTGATGATACGGTAAATAAAGTAACTGAAACAGTTACCACTGCCGTTGAAACTTTTGGAAATTATATAGGCAAAACTATTGAGGCTAATAAACAATTAGTCACATTGCAAAACAATGCCAAGTTAGCTGCAGCAGAACAAGCGAGATTAGCAGAGCAATATGATAGGAGTGCAGAGTTATTGCGTCAAGCACGTGATGATGAGCGAAAGTCTATTGATGATAGAATTAAAGCTAATGATGAATTAGCTGATGTTTTAGATAAGCAAGAGAAAGCAGAGTTAGCAGCAGCAAATGCACAAGTAGCGGCGGCATCTGCAATGCTTCAGCACAATAATACCATAGATAATCAGGTAGCATTAACACAAGCACTCGCAAATGCTGATGGTGTACGTGCAAAAATTGCAGGGTTAAGGTCGGAACAACAGATGAATGACCTTGCATTGAGCAAAGAGAAAAACGAATTGCTGAAAAGTGAGAGTGAAGCAACTGCTCAATTGTCACTTGAAAATCAAAAATTCTATGCAGAAAGAATTAAAGATGATAATGCAAGATTAAATGCGCTCAAATATGTATTAGGTGAAGAACGCAAACTTGAATTAGCACGATTACAAGAGCAAATAGATACCTATGCATTAGGAACACAGGCAAGAGTTGATGCGCAAATAGCATACAATCAAAAGAAACAAGAATTAGATCAACAAGAAGTCGCATTAGATGACCAATTAAAGGAGGTCAAAAAGAAGAATATCCAAGAGCGATTAGATGCCGAAGCACAAGCTGAACAAAAAAGAGTTGAAATAGCAGCAAATGCAGTTGGCGCATTGATGGCAATTACTGATGCGGTTGGTAAAAATGATAAGGAGGGTGCAAAAAAAAGATTTAAAATAAATAAAGCATTGGGTATTGCACAAGCAGGTATCAATACCTATATGGCTGTAAACGCTGCATTAACAGCAGGAGGTAACCCAATCAAGTTGGCTACTGGTGCGCAATTCGTTGAAGCAGGAATAGCATTAACAATGGGACTTGCTAACGTGGCTGCAATTGCTAAAACTAAATTTGATGAGAGCGCAGGAAATGCACCATCTACATCAGGAGGTGGCGGTGCAATGGGTGGAGGCGGTGGAGGTTCTACATCTGCACCTGCATTGGATTTATCTTTTTTGAACAATGGACAAACGAAAGCACAACCGTTACAAACCTACGTTTTAGCTACTAACGTAACCAGCGCACAAGATGCACAACAGAAGATTATTGACCAATCAAAATTAATTAAATAATATGAATACAGAAGAAGTTAAAGTTATTGAGTACACCATTGATGATAGCGGTTATTTGGGTGTACACGCAATGTCATTAGTAGAAAATCCTGCTATTGAAGTGGATTTTGTAGCACTATCCAAGACACGCAAAGTCCAACAAGCGGCGGTTGAAGAAGGTGAAAGAAAGATGGTGTATGGTGCGGTGATGATTCCCGAGCAATTGATCTACCGAGTTGATGCAGTAGGCCGTGAATACTACTGCAAATATTCAAAGGACACCATCAATAAGATAGCACAAGAATATCTCAAAAGAAATATGCACCACAATAGCAATTTAGAACACGAAATCCCAGTTGCAGGCTGCACGGTTGTGGAGTCTTGGATTACAGAAGGTCAATTCGATAAGAGTCAAAACTTTGGATTCTCCTTTCCCGAAGGTACTTGGTGCATCGGTATGAAGATTGACAATGACGAAGTGTGGGCATCTATTAAGCAGGGAGATGTTAAAGGCTTTTCATTGGAAGGATTCTTCACTGAGATAAGTGACGAGTATATGACTCAGCAGGAGATTGAAAAGATAATGAAGGAACTCGAAAATGAGTTAAGCGGTCTGTAAGATTACACCTGTGCAGGTGTATGTTACCCGACAAAAAAAGGCTTCCACGTTTGGAGGCCTTTTTCTGTAAACAACTAAACAAACTTAAACAAACGAAAACTATGCGGGAACAAAAGTAGGGGTTTTGCTACTAATAAGAAGAAAAGAAAAAAAGTAGATATGAACAAAGTAAGTGAAATCGTTTCTAAATACGCTGATAGATTGAAGGCCTTTGGTATTCAATTGTCTGCTGATGGAGAAATCAAAAAAGAAATGCAGATGGCTATGGCCATTCTTGCCGATGGCACTGAGGTGTATTCACCTGATGCTGAATTCGCTGTTGGTAGCGAACTATTCGTAATGGATGCCGATGGTAATCCAGTACCTGCTCCCGATGGAGAGCATACAACTGCGGAAGGCAAAGTAATCGTTGTAAGCGGTGGAGTAATCGCTGAGATTAAAGAGCCTATGGTAGAAGAAGAAGCTACTCCAGTTGTTGAAGAAGAACAAGCTGCATTCGATGGAGTGAGCCGTGAGGAATTCGAGTCAACAATCAACTCTTTGGTTGAGGCATTCGAGGCAAAGATTGCTTCTTTGAATGCTGAAAAGGAGAACCTTTCTGCAACTATCGAAAAGATGTCAAAGCAACCTGCTGCTGATTCAGTAAAAAAATCAGTTGCAGTTGCTCAAAAGAGCGCACCTATGGACTTGGCTAAAATGGATGTCAAGAACAGAGTGTTTAATATCATGAACAAATACAAATAATAAAAATAAAAAAGAAAAAAAATGGCATCAACATTGACCATCAACAGTTCATCGTACAATGGTGAATTAGCGTTGCCTTACATCAACGCTGCTATCTTGTCTGGAGACACTTTAGCGAAAAATTATGTAACACTTAAGGAAGGTGTAAAATACAAGGCTGTATTGAAGAAGTTGTCAAACGCTGCATCTTTGGTTCAAGACGGTACTGTATGTGATTTCGGACAAGCAGGAGATTTGAATTTGGATGAGTCTGTATTGATCGTATCTGATTTGAAAACTAACTTGGAATTGTGCAAGTCTGAGTTCGCTCGTGATTGGGAAGCTGCTCAAACTGGCCGTGGATTCATCAATGATGTTGTTCCTTCTAACTTTGCTGATTTCTTAATCGGTTATGCTGCTGCTAAAGTTGGTGAGACTATCGAGTACACTATTTGGCAGGGTGATACAGGTGGAACTTATGATGCATTTGACGGATTTGAAAAGAAATTGAAGGCTGCTTTGGGAACAGGTGCTGATATCACTTGGACTGGTACAGGTTTAACTCCTCTTTCTGCATCAAACGTTATTGCTAACTTGAATACAGTTATCAATGCATTGCCAGTTGCCTTGATTGGTTCACCTGATACTAAGTTGTACATGAACCGTGCTACTGCTCAGTACTATCGTCAAGCAGTTGCTGCTCAAGGTTACTTGCAAATGTTCTCAGCTGCTTCTGATTTCAACTTGCAATTCAACGGATATGACATTTATGTATGTCCAGGTATCAGCGCAGGAACAATTATTGCTGCTCAAGCTTCTAACTTGTTTGTTGGTGTTGATGCTAACTCTGACTTTGCTGAAGTAAAGGTTGTTGACATGACTATGACTGATGCATCTGACAACGTTCGTATGGCTATGAGATACCGTGTAGGTGTTCAAGTAGGTGTTATGAGTGATTGCATAATCGGTCACAACTAATATTAACCACAAGTAAAGGGGAAGGTGGTTAAGTCTGCCTTCCCTTTATTTTAACTAATTAAAAATATAAAATTATGGCTTGTGAATTAACCGCAGGATTTCTCTTAGATTGCAAAGATACAATTGGTGGAATCAAAGCAATCTACTTGCAACAACACGCTGACTTTTTGAGTGGTGTAACAATTGATGCAAATACAGAAGAAGTAAGCGCATTACCCGCAGTAGATGTATACAAATACATTTGTCCAAAGCATACGGGTAGCTTTACCGAAGAGGTAGCTTCATCTGTTGAGAATGGAACAATTTTCTATACACAAACGGTAACCGCTACATTCTTTAAGTTAAATGCATTGCGAAGAAAGCAATTGGAATTGGTTGCTAAAAATCGTCTTGTTGTTTTTGTTCAAGACAATAACGATAACATTTGGATGGTTGGTAAAGGAGATGGTGCAGAAGTTACCGCAATGACTACCGCAACGGGTACAGCAAAAGGTGACTTGAATGGTTACACCATTACCTTCACCGCAGAAGAGGCTCATAAAGCGTATCGCTTGGAATCGTTTACAAATAATCCATTCGATAACTTTGATGTTACTCCTATTGCACCAACAATTTATTAATTACCTTTGTAGGTAGTGAATTATCTGCAAACTAATACCGCCTCGCAAACCCTTCTTCTTTCATTAGAAGAGGGGGTTTTGCTTTTACCTTCCTTTACGGACTATCTGTTAATCTTGCAGAACGAGATTACGTTAAAACAATATGCGGTTATTCCATCGGTTATAGACTCAAATGAAAGAATTACAATGCTATCCATTAGCACTGATGCAGATGATGCTGTCAATGGTAGTATTCTTATTACTGATGGCGGCCGTTATAACTATATTATTTATGGTCAAAATTCGGGTGGCAACCTTGATCCTACTTCTGTTGATGTGGTTGGTGAGATTAAAAGAGGTTATATCGAATTCAATACACTCACTGCGTATTATGACCAACCAACGCTAACAATCCCAAATGACATCGAATACAATGGATAATTTCCTTCAAAATATAAAGTCACGAGTCGGCGATAAAGTCGAAATGTCCAAATATGTTAAGATTGCACCAATTGAGCGTGAAAACGTATCAAAAGGATGGGTGAATTTTGGAGAGGCTAATATGTATCCGCAGTATTTGATTGAATTGCAAAGTGAATCCCCAGTTCACGGATCAATCGTGAATTCAATCAGTCAAATGATTGCAGGAAAGGGTGTGAGTGGTGGCAATGATATAGCTAATGCGTATTTAAGTGGCTTAAAAATCGATTCAATTGTACCACATATATCAAGAGACCTTAAATTATTTGGAGGTTATTATTTGGAAGTTATCTGGTCAATGGATAGAACAACCATTGCACAAGTAAATCATCTACCTTTTGAAAATTGTCGTCTTGCGTGTAGTGATGAAAATGATGATGTGATTGGTATTTGGTATTCAAGAGATTGGAGTGATACACGCAAAAAGAAGAACACACCGCATTTTATTGCGATGTTTGACGAAGAAAATAAAGAGGCATTGCCTAAGCAAGTCCTTTTCGTACATACGTTAAAGATGGGTAGCGAATACTACCCTAAACCTGATTACATTGGTAGCGTTAACTACATTGAATTAACTCGCCAGATAGGTGAGTACCACGTTAACAATATTCTCAATGGATTTTTCCCTTCATTAATCGCATCTTTTAACAATGGCATCCCATCATTGGAAGAACAGCACATGATTAAAAATCAATTGCAGATGTCTTTGGGTAGCGCAGAAAATGCAGGAAAGGTATTGACATTCTTTAACGAAGAAAGAGATAGAGGTGTTGAATTCACATCTTTTCCCATTCACGATGCCGACAAGCAATATCAGTTTTTGAGTGAGGAATGCACAAAGCAGATAATGATTGCTCATCGTGTGACCTCTCCTTTGTTATTTGGTGTGCGTGATGGGGGTGGATTGGGTAGCAATACCGATGAGATGAAAACTGCTTTATTCATATTCCAAAAGCAGGTTATTGAGCCTTTCCAAAGATTAATTGAAGATGGAATATCCATTATTTGTGAAGCATCCAATGTGGTAGCCACTCCGAAGATTATTTCAAATGATATTTTAGAAGTAGCACCAGTTGAAGCGCAACAATCAGCAGTAAAAAAAAAAGTTAAGTGCGAACACACGCACGTACTTGAAGCAGATGAGAGCTATGCACCAACCGATGAAATGGCAGGTGAAGCAGAACTTGGATTAAAGTGGAGAGAGGAATACGGAAGGGGTGGAACGGAAGTAGGTGTTGCACGTGCAAGAGACATCAGCAATAAGCGCAATCTTTCCTTTGATACCGTGCAAAGGATGAACTCTTATTTTTCAAGACACGAAGTAGACAAAGAAGCTATTGGATGGAATCAAGGTGAAGATGGATTTCCAACTGCTGGTCGCATTGCTTGGCAACTTTGGGGAGGTGATGCAGGAAGAGATTGGGCAAAGAGAATAGTTGAACGTGTGAATGTTGAGCAGTCAGCGCACGTGTGTCAATCTTCAAATGATTTCACGGATGAGGAAGGTAGAATCTTCATTGATGAATTGAAAAGTAAAGCTGAATATATAGACAAAGAGGAATGGGAATTGATAAGTGAGGAAGATGTACTTGATCCTGAAAATGAATTGAATTACACCTCACAACTCTTTAACAAGATGCCATCAATGAGTGATGCAAATGGTGGAGATAAGTCGCAGTGGGGTGATGCAGGACTTTACAAATTACGTTATGCATATTCTCAAAACCTATCTGTTAACTCACGTGAATTCTGCATTGATATGGTGGGATTGTCTACGGCAGGTGCGGTGTTCCGATATGAAGATATAAAGAGGATGAGTGATAAAGGGGTAAATGGAGATTTTGCACCTACTGGTCAAAGCACCTATGATATTTTCGTCTACAAAGGTGGTGCATTTTGTCACCATTTTTGGAAGCGTCAAATCTATATGAGAAAGAGAGATTCCAAAGGTAGAATTCTACCAAATCAAGGTCTTGAAAATGATAAGCGTGTGGGCAATAACCCATTCGTTCCAAAGAAAGGAGTTGAAGGTGTTGCTCCAATAAATACACCATCCAGAGGTTCAATTAAATACGCCTAAAAAATGCCAATACCACAAGAGATACTTTTAATCAATGAGGATTATATAAAGAAATTTACACCGCTTACTGATGCAGTTGATCCCAATTTAATTAGACCTGCCATCTATTTGGCGCAGGATAAGTATTTAACTAACTTTTTGGGGACAAATTTGACGGTAAAATTAAAGGATGATGTAGCAAATGCGACTTTAACAGGTGACTATGAAACACTATTGAACGAATACGTGTTGAAGGTGGTGTTGTGGTGGACAATGGTGGAGTTATATCCATCTCTTTTGTACAAGCACGATAACGGCAATTTAGTGAGTAGACAAAGTGAGGACACTACTCCAGTCACAAAGTTAGAAATGGAGTCACTCAAAGAAGCTGCAAGACAAAACGCACGTTGGTATACTAAAAGAATGGTAGACTATTTGTGCTATAATAGTGAATTGTTTCCCGAATACACCAATAACACTGATAACAATATCTCACCTGATAGAAACCCATACGGAAAGAGTAATTTTCTCATCTCAAATTCATACAAAGAATGCAGAACAAAGTGGAATCTAAAAGACTTTCTACCCCCATCGTACTAAAACGTAAGGAGTACGAAAAGCTATTAAAGCAGTATCTTAAAAAACAAGAAAAGAGATGAAAGTAAAGTTGTGGTTATTGGGTATTGCAACGGTGTTTTTACCAATCAAAGAATTGATGATAACCATTGGTTTTTTGGTAGCTATGGATATGGTGGTTGGGATATGGAAAGCATTGAAATTAGGCCAAAGAATTAGGTCAAGACGGATGAGTGATACCATCACAAAATTGATGTTGTATCAAATTGCAATCGTAAGTGGATTCTTGATTGAGACTTATATAATCACCGAACTTATCCCCATCACTAAGTTAATAGCTACCGTTGTGGCTATAATTGAATTTAAGTCAATCATTGAATCAATTGAGTCAGTGACTGGTAAGGATTTGTGGTCAAAGATTAAAGCAATTATTGGTAGAAAGAGCGAAGATTTAACTGATGCAATGACCGATGGAAAAGATAAGTAAATATGTAGACTACTTTGAAGTCACACACAGCAATCAGGCGAAGGCATTGAGGATTAGCAACATTCCAAATGCTGAACAATTGGGTAACTTGAAGCTGGTTTGCACCAACATATTTGATAAAGTGCGTGAGCATTTTGGTAAACCCATTGGAATCTCATCTGCCTATCGCAGCCACGAATTAAATACACGCATCGGTGGGAGTAAGTCAAGTCAACACATGGAAGGTAAGGCATTGGATATTGATGCAGATATTCATGGTGGCATAAATAACAAAGAGTTATTTGAATGGATAAGAAAGAATTGTATATTTGACCAACTGATATGGGAGTTTGGAAGTGAGAATGCACCATCTTGGGTACACGTAAGTTACAATAGTGAAGGGAACAGAGGTCAAGTGTTACGTGCGGTCAAGAGTGGTGGTAGAACAGTATACCAACCATTCTAAAATATATGGCAGAAAGTCAAAAAACAAAGTTAGCACGTGAAGTGCGTGAGCGTTTTCCTGATACCCCAACTTTAACGTTGGCCAAGAAATTAAGCAAAGAACATTTCGAGACTTTTATTGGAGTGGAAGATGCAAGAGATGCACTGCGTAGGATAGAAGGCAAGGCAGGGAATCGCAGTATAAAAGATAAGTCACTCTATAAAGAGAAAGAAAGGCCACGCAATCCATTTAAGTTGCCAAAGTCTTATGCGAAAGGTCGCAAACACATTGACATAAAAGGCAAAAAGATTCTTATACTTTCCGATATTCACATACCATACCATGACATCGATGCATTGTCAACCGCTATCCAGTGTGGATTAGATGAGGGTGTTGATACTGTTGTATTGAATGGTGATGCATTGGATTGTCACATGATTAGTGACTTTGTCAAAGATCCAAAGAAGCGAAAATTTAAGGATGAGTTGTATGCCATGAGGACTTTCATTTATGAGTTAAGGCAGACATTCCCGAACGCTGAAATCATTTACAAGGAAGGAAATCACGAGGAAAGGTATTGGAGATATATGCGCGTGAAGGCTCCTGAGTTATTCGACATTGATGCATTTGATTTCGCCTCATTATGTCATTTGGATAAGTACAACGTGCAGTGGATTGAAGGCAAGAACAAGTTGAATGTCGGAGGTCTATCCATCTTTCACGGCCACGAATTTGGTAAGCAATTTATACCATCTGTGAACGTGGCGAGAGGATTGTTTTTGAAAACAAAAGCAAACGCAATGTGCGGACATCATCACCAAACTGCTGAACACACAGAAAGAGATGTTAATGGTAAAGTTATCACGTGTTGGGGTGTCGGTTGTTTGAGTGAGTTAAGTCCTGACTATAACCCCTATTCAAAGTACAATCACGGATTTGCTATAATAACCAGAGGCAATGGAAAAGAATTTCACGTTAAAAACTATCGCATTAATTGCGGGGTTGTGTATTAGTTTTTACGCATTGAATTTATGGAAAAATTTATGCAATGAAACTAAGGTACAATATGTACCCCACAACGATACCATTGTTGTGTTGAAGGCGAGAATTGACACATTGAAATTGGAACGCATTAAACTAAAAACGATATATGAAAAGGACATTGATACTATTTATATGTTTGATAGCACTGCCATTGATAGCGCATACGCAAAAGCAATTGAGCGACTCATTGAATTGGAGAAAGCTGGATTCTTTGCGAACTGAAAGACGATTGGTTGTACTGGGTGTACGTTCACTTGACTACTATATTGAAGTCAACTCAAATTTAAGTAAGGAGATTCAGTCACTAACCAAGATGAATGCAGTTAATGCGGCTTATATCGAACAATTAGAGGGATTAAATGAGGCATTAAGTGAGGAATTAAATGAGGGATTAAAGGCAAAAAAAAAGTGGCGCAATGCCACTCTTTTGATTGGTAGTATTTATGTATTTACTGCTGCTATTATTTATCTTCAATAGTTAAATAACCCACTACAACTCCAACACCTGTAATAGCGGAAATAGTATAAACACATTCAGCTTTTCCGATTGGTTCCCAGTTGCATTTATAGGCTTTGTAAATACATTTTACTTCACCTATTAATCCTGCAATCATTAATCCTATGCAAAGGATAAATACAAATAATCTCATGTTATCTTTCATTTTATTTATTTTTTTGATGGATATAATTCACTGACTTTATTTAATCTTTCGATTGATAAAATCATACTTTTCATATCAGCTGCCCATTGAGGATTAATTAAACATTTTGCTTCATTAATCAATCGCCATTTAGCTGCGTTAATATGGTTCTTTCCTTTTTTAGTTAAAGTAATGGATGGCCCTGCTATGTATTCACAACGTATCGCCATCAATAATAATTCATTTCTTCTGTCCATAGTTTATTTTTTATTGTTCATCATTCGTTTTAAGTAAATAGCAAAATCAAGAGCTTCCTCGTATGCGTGTTGCATCCATTCCTTTTCGGATAGATTGGCCTTATCCACAGTTGTGCCGTACTTAGCTCTACCCATTTTCTCTCTTGAGATTAGATCAGTGATGACCTCTTTATAGACATCGCTCTGGCAATTGTCAAAATCATGTGTTATATTCATAGTTTTATTTCTAATTTAGGTTGTGTTTCTTGTTGTGTACGGATATATTCCGTCAATTCAGGTAGCATCCAGTAGCCATACTGCGCCAAAACCTCTGTAAATTCGGACATTTGGCGAGTTATGTCTGGAAGCAAAGCACCATCCGCATCCCACAAAGCTGTGATAGTCTTGCCGTGTTCACGTTGAATAGACTCATTTAGCCTCTTTAATAGCATCTTAGTTTGGTGATTGTAGAACCATTTGATGCCTTCGCACTCATCTCCTGCGTAAAGTGATGCTTGTAACCACATCAGTAGGTTTAACACCTTGATTTTTTCTAACTCGTCTTGCGTAATTTCTGTTTTCATTTTATTTTGTTTTTAGTTGTGTGCCAGTACATATCGCACTCATTGTTTTTGAGTGGAACATTCATAAAATAAGACTGCATCATTCCATCCTTTGCTGTGTATCGATAACAAGATTCTTTCATTGGGCAATCAGTGCCTATACATTTTGTGATGTCTGCCATATTGCTAATTTATTATGCGAATGCGTATTTACCAAAATTCTTTTTTAATTCGTAGAATGCCCTCATCATTATTGCATCTGCAAAGTCGGGACTGATTCCGTGCCTCTTTTTAAGGTCTTCTTTGTTGGTGACTCTCAATTTTCCATCACTATCAATCTTTTCCCTTCTAATCATCTCCAATTCCTTGACAATGGTATCTTTGTACGTTGACTCAAATGTGATAGCGTTACTGCTTATCAATTCGCCTAATTTGAAATAGCAGTCACTTTTGAGATTCATATAGTTATCTCGCACAGATTTTGATCCGTTAAGAAACCCTTTGCAATGGAGATAATCTTTCGCACCTCCCCCAATGCCATCCTCATCCACCAGTACGTTAGAAAGTCTTACGGAGTGATTTTTGATAAGTTCATTGATAGTGTCCACAACTTCGTTTATTGGTTTGTGTTTTAACACCACAAACTTTTCAGCGTGTAAGTTATTCCACACCACAATGACTGTCCTATCATCCCCCATTCGTGCGATGTCCGCAGTGATAAATTTATCTCCTAAAGTAGTGGATGGTCGAAAGCATCGAAGTAAATCATCATATTCATACAATCGGTCTTTTGTTTCATCATAGTCCCAATCTCCTTCGAGTAATCTTTTGCGGTCAATATCGGGAAGCATCTGCAATGATTCGATATAGACTGGTGAGATGTGCGGATTATCCGTTGGGAGTGCCTGTATAAACCGTCTATCCTTTCTTATTGAGTTATTACGTTGCGCATCAAAGAACTCCCGATATAACCAACCTTTGTGGGGATTGCAGGTGAGCAATCCTTTCGGGTTATCATTAATTAGCTTGTAACGTACACGGCTATTCAATATGTTCACACACTTTTCGCTCACCTCACTCGCCTCATCTACAAAATAATCAGTAATTTCCAGCGAACCGAATCGCCCAAAGTCAGGATCACTTGGCATATCCGCCAAGTCCATCAATATAATTTGACTTCCATTAAACCAATTGATAACGTGGTCTTGACCATTATAGGTAAAATGTTTTCCTGCGATTAGATTGTACTTAGTGCAAAGTTCAAAGAACGTGGCAAGAGTGGATAGTCGCAATTTTTTAAGTTCAGCACGGCCAATAAGTCCACGTGTACCTGGGTATTTAAGTCTGCGTTTAATTTGCCAATCGCAGCCTAAAAAAGATTTTCCAGAACCAGCACTTCCGCCATATAGTAATTGCCTACATTCGTTATCTATTGCAAGATAGGAGAGTGCCTCTTTTTGCTTATCGTGAAACTGAATCATTTAGAAAAGAGTTAGTTGGTTGGTTGTTTCATTTGGCAATTCATCACATAGCATCCTCAAAATTCCATCATATTTGCAATGGTCATTGTTGTTACCAATCAAATAAACCAATCGATTCACACTTGCAAAATATGCCTCATCTTCAGTATCATATCCGTAAGCATGATTCAATACTGGCTCACTCCATCCTTGATTTAGACCTTGAAAAGTTAATCCATACACCCAACGGTTATTCATATTCTTAGCCCATTTAACTTGCGCAGTAAATTTTCTGATGCATTTGAAAGTACACAACTTTTCATTTTTGCAAACTCCATGATCGTTCCATTCAAAATCAGTTTGAACATTCAAATCTTCTTCTTCGATCATAGCGCATCCTTGATTTTTTGTTGCAATAAATGACTATCCATAATGTCGGAGTAGATGAGCCTTGACAATTCGCACTGGTAATCATCTTTGAATCGTTGGCGTGTTATCTTATCCAATCTTTTGGCCTTGAAAGCACTCATTGACTGAGCATCGAGTGTTTTTTTATAGGCCATAAATTGCCACTTCTTCCATTCATCTTCACTCCACATTTCATCACGGAGAATCTTTTTATCATAGAACGTGCGAACCTTCATTGGTGCTAACATCAGGACAAAGTCTCTTTTGTTTTCCCGCCACAATCGAATGTCCTCATTAAAAGTATCAGTCCAATCTACTGGTTGTTCATCTGTTGTAGATGGCAATTCGATTTTAGCTTTCTTTTTATCCAGTGCTAAATTCGTTTTCATCTTAAACTCATTGTACGATTTCAAGACATCGGAAAGGAACGCAACCGACATCATATTGAAAGACTCTATACGTGTCCATTCACTACCCACTGCATTCAATTGAAAGGCAAGAGCCATCTCTCCTGTTGTGAGGTATGGGTAATGCGTCTGCATAGTCACGTAAAGAAGATTCGTTTCTTCATCTGAAGGTAAATTCTTGATGCCATAAAGGACTATTCCATACGCTATTGATTGTTTGAAAATGGAGAGCGTTATGTCACAAATCTTCGAAGATTCGAGACTGGTTATGTATGCCTTTTCGTTATGAGTTAACCCACTCGTGTAGGCTGTTTCGTTGTATACGACCAATTGTGTCATTGTGATTGTTTTTAGTTGTTACAAATTTAGTTAAGTCCCAAGCTGACCTCACCGCTGCCTTCCAATCTTTCATCTTATTCTTGCCGTACTTCCACTCAGTGTTAGTGTAATGGCTAATGAATACATCAGCGAAATGAAGGGCATCTTCTGTGTTGCTATTGGGCATCCTTTCAAGGAAATAATCAGCGACTTCTTCAAGAGATGGCGCAGTGAAATGACATCCTTTCGATTTTGTTGGTTGGTTGTTCAACTGATTTTCGAGTGAGATTATCCTCTGCTCGAGAGATTGAACCTTTAAGTACAAAGTATTCGCATCCATTTCGCAATTTTTGTTTAGTTTGTTCGCAATTATAACCATATTTTTCAAGAGTCGCAAAAAAATCATTTGCTGAATGCCTCCATTGGTCATCGCATTTGTACAAGTCACAGAACTTTTTAGCGGAATGAAGCGCACTGGAATGATCCATTCCAAACTTTCGACCAATGTCCTGCCAAGTAATCTTATAGTCGGCAAAGGCCATAAATGAAATGCACATAGAACGTGCGTCAGCAATGGCCCTTTTGCGTGTGCGTGAGATTATTTCTTCCCTGCTCACTCCAAAGTAATCTTCTGCACACTCAAATAAAATCTCATCCAATGTTTTTTTGGAATCGAAATGCACGATGAGCGCATCCAATTGTTCAATCATTTCAGGTGTGGTATTGGACAACAATTCACGTAGTAAGATGAATTGCTTACGGGATTGCACGTACATATTGTCAACCACTTTTAATAACATATCATTCATCTTTACCTCCGTAATTTTCACCGAACTTTTCTCCGTATGTTTCGTTGTAGTATTTTTCTGCTTTTATTTCTTCAGATATATTACGCATATCCTTCAAACCATATTCACCATTCCATCCCTCAGCACTTGCTTCAAAACCTTTACAATAATTTGATATTATCTGCTCTCGTTCCATTTGCTTTGCTTTTTGTTCTAATTTATAGACTAAATCACAAACTTCCTCTCGGTGCATGCATTGAGACAATTCATCATAAAGCCATTGTACTGCTGTTTGTTTAGTTTCCATAGTTACAAATAGTTTACTGGTTCGTGTTCATTTTCGTTTTCATCCACAGCCAAAGAGATCAATTCGCATTTGTCAACTCCAATCATTTTTGATAACTTATCAATGTGCTGAATTGACATAGTGATTGGATAGGTTTCATATTTGCGACCAGTTGGCCAAGTCACTCCCATCGCCTTTGCGAATTCGTAAGTACTTGGGTAGTGGGTTCTTATTAGTGTTCTAAATTTCATTCATCAATTTTTTAAGATATTCAACTAATTCTTTTGGGGTATCAAAGTTGATAACCCCCCTTAAAAAGGGAGGTCATCAGCGTTATTCATTTTGCCATCTTGGATAGCATCCTTGTAAGGATTTTCGCCTGTGGTTAAATAGATTTCGAATGCCTGAGCAGTGGCGCAAATCATCCCAATCTGTTGGTTGATGGGTTCGCCTTCGCCTTTGTGGAGATCAACTGCTGCCTTCAATGCCACAGCACGTGCAATATCTGCGGATTTATCTTCTTTGACAAAGGACTTTCCACCTCCATTCCACGCAGGTCTTTCCTCCTTAACCCATTTGATATTCCAATACTTTCCGTTCTGCGTGTACTCATAGCTTTTCTCATCCCCAACTTTGAAAGGAGGATCCTGAGTCTTAGCGAAGCAACCGCCAACATCGCCGTTTTCCATTTCGACCTCGAATTTGAATAGGTCTTTCCATGTGCCATTGTTTTGAATGGACTTGATTTTACTTGTTTTCATCTGATTTTTATTTTGATTTTTAATGATTTCTTGATATTTCGCCTCAACATCATCGTCTATGTTGATTTTCATTTTGATTCCTTTGTACGCAACTGGTATGTAATGTTCTCTTTGAAAAAGATTCTCCCAATATTTTTTGCGAGAAAAAGATATCCTGCCGTTTTCAAATTCCTCCCAATGCTGCCAACTCATCGCTTATATGTTTTTTCGGTAAGTAATGCCTCCATTCTTTCAAATGGTTTTCTTGGTGAACTATCCGCAATGTGTTGAGCGATTGCATTAAAGTCAAGTTGCTCAGTTGGTAGACTGGATGACATCACACAGATGTATTTACGTGGGTAGGTTAAATCAAATTGTTTCATAGATAATCGTCTTTTTTAATTTCTCAATTAGAATATCATATTCTTCACGACTCATCAACCATCTGCGCCCAGTGTCATCTTTCCATATTTTAAGGATAGCGAGTAAGGCTGCACGTTCGTTAATGTTTAGAACAAAGATAGATGAGTCAAGCGGACAATGCATCTTATCAAAACCACTGATGTCTTCACCAATGATCATTACTGGTTTTCTTTGATTTCCCATAACTTAAATGATTTGAAAGATAAATGCCTCAACTCCATTAACGTGATACGTTCCTGAATAAGCATGGCAGTAACCGTGTTCATCAGTATGGTATTTGATACCGCGTTGGTTAGCGTAATCCATAACAGTAGCGTTCGCCTGCTCCAATGATTCGCAGTTGATGGCTTGTTGATGAAAGCCCTTGAAAATGTGAACTTGATACATAGTGTTTTGTTTTTGTTATTTGTTTGTGCGTTGTGGATGCGCACCCCCCATTTTTATTTAAGCTACGTCAACAAAAATCATTGTGTAGTCTATTTCTGAATCATAAGAACCTTCAATCATTGCGTTAGAAGATTTGAAAAAGTTAATGATATTATTCATTGCTTTTGCGTTTTGACCTTCAAAGTGAAAGGTGAAAGCTTTTTTATCTCTGATTGACATATCTACATTGATACCAGCAACTGTTGAGATCATTTGCTTAACTTGATTGATTCTTTGTGTTTGCATTTGTTTAATTGTTTCGTTGTTTGTTTGGCAAATATAGAAATAAATTTTAATAAGTCAACAAAAAAATTAAAATATTTTTAGTTTTCCAATGTTTATGCGGGTTTCAAGATGCATTTTTTTTTGTGAATGGTATCAAAATTGTGTTTAATTTAGTCCAATGAAAGGAAAAATTCTCCAATCAATGAAGCCAAGAGCCAAAAAACCATTGGCAGGAGAGGCAGGAGTACAGGTTGCAATCATTCAATATATTAAAATGCAATATCCAAATGCGTTGTATTGTGCAAGTGCAGGGGGAATGTTCACATCAATGAAGCAGGCGATTAAAATGAAAATGACTGGATATGTCAAGGGATTCCCTGATTTGCAAATCTGCGAACCAAACGAAAAATATCATGGTTTATTCATTGAGGTCAAGACTGAAAAGGGTGTGGTGAGCAAAGAACAAAAGGAATGGATAAAGCAATTGAACAAACGTGGCTATTATGCTACTTATGTAAAAGGTAGCGAAGAAGCTATAAAAGTAATTGATGCATATTTCAAAAACGCAATATGACCAGCACCGCAGGTTAGCCATTAATCTTTGCTGTGGCAACGTATACGAAGCGGATGATCTGCTGCACGATACTCTTTTATGCATCTTTGAGAATGGCAATGAGATAAGGAATAGTGAACACTACATCAATCACGCACTTAAAATAGCGCACTGGTCAAATCGTTCACACTACCACAACACAATCAGGAAATTCAACCAGATGTCCGATGAACCAACCGAGTCACAATTGCGTGACTACGAATCGGTAACGGTATGGCTTGGGGATAGGATAACCAATGAGCAACTTGATATTTTGATTTCAAGACTTCCATTCTTTGAAAGGGAGGTGTTTTATCTTTACGCATTAAACGATTTTTCATATAATGATTTGAGCATTGATACTGGCATACCAAAGAAAGTCCTTTATAACGCCGTTAAATACGCAAAAAACGAAATTAAAAAAGCAATAGTGATATGAATAAAATCATTGAGATGGCCAATATGCGAATGGCTATTTGTCGAGAGTGTCCCGTCTACAATTCGACAACCCGAACGTGCGGAACTCCACTCAACAAGCTAAACCCATTTGCTACACCTGTAACACTTGATGGAGTCACCTTCAAACCTTGCGGATGTTTTCTCGACCTTAAAACAAAGATGACCTTTCAAGACTGCCCCGCAGGTAAATGGCCTGTTGTTGTGGATGCAGAAAAGAAAGCACAAGCAAAGGAGTTAGTTCAATCGGTAAAGGCAACCAATTTACTCACTGATCCACAGCGCAGGTTGTTGGCTGAATTTGATGAGATGATGAAGGGCAGCAAAGGCAAGGTGAGTAGTTGTGTGCCTTGTGTTAAAAAGATGGTGGATGATTTGCACAATCAACTCAAAAGTGAGGAGGTGCTACTTAATACAGAAGAAACCCCACAACAGAAAAAACGTGGAAGAAGAAAACGTAAACCTGAATAGCGATGATCAACCTTTTGCATTCTTTTTTTATGTGGTATTCAATGACCGCATTATTACTTACTGGCTTGACGCTGGCAGCAATCCGATACCACTACCTACCTTTTACTCGTGAAAATATATTGGGAGTAATCTTTACTGCCGTTTGTTGGCCAGTGGTATTGGCAATGACAATTGTAGAAATATTTAGAAATAATGAGAATTAGTTTTGATTTTGACGATACTTTGTCCACAAAGAAGGGGCAAGAATTAGCGGCTCAAAAAATCGCTGAAAATAACGAGGTGTGGATTATTACTGCAAGACAATCAAAAGATAGCGCAGAAGTCCTTAAAATCGCTGATAATTTGGGTATTCCCCACTCCCGAGTTGTGTTCACCAATGGGAAAGACAAATGGTCATTTGTTATGCGCCACAAGATTGATGTGCATTATGACAATAATCAGGAGCAAATTGACAAAATCAACAAGAATACATTGGCCAAAGGTGTTTTGTTTGTGAATAACTAAGTAGGCAACCATTTAACTGAATTACTATCTTTGTAGTGTTCAGTTAACAGTGTACTCCCCCTTTGATTTTGGTAACTGAACATTATCTAAATCATTGGGGGATTCTCTTTTATGAATCAATTAAAATTATTCTCCTTGGGCATTGGGAGATGCAACAGCCAAACTTGCAGAACATCACTGCTTGGATCAGGTAAATTCGCTATTTGCGAAATTGTTTGTTTTTCTTGGGGGGCTTTTTCTTTTCTTTCTTTTTCTTTTTTACCTTTTTTTCTTTTTCTTTCTTTTCTTTTGAGTTATATTTACTCTTATATATTAATTAATATATTTATGTTTATCTTAAAATTATTTGATAGGTTAGGAAATGAAATAAATGAAGGAGATATTGTAAAAATATCAAATAGAGGTTATTTCAATTTTTTTTGTGAAGTGAAATTTATTGAAAAAGAAATGATTATTACTCCATTTCACACTTTTTCCTTTCATTCGTTTGAAAAAGTTAGTGAAGTTCCAAAAGAAGCTATTTTAAGTTCTGAAAAAAGATATAATGTTTGGTATTTATATGATGAAGATGCACAAAAAGACATTAACCATTCAGATTTTGAAAATTATTTAATGAGTTGGCGAGAATCTGAATACCATATAGATCAAAAATCTTATAGAATAGAAAGAATATGATAATACTACCTGCTCAAATCGAATCAATCAAAAGTCGCAAGGATAGAACTACTGCCATTGTCATTGGCACTAATGAACTTACACCTACTCAGGCAGGGCAAATATTCTCTCTTCAAAATTCATTTGTTTATTGCGCTCTAAAAGAAGAAGAATTCGCTACTAATGAAAGGGATATTCTCAATGACTTAAAAGCTGATTTCGAGATTGAAAAGAAAAGCAATGGTCAAAGGTTAAGGAATGTCCTCTATAAACTATATGAGCAGGACAAAGAAGGCTTCCTTACATTCACCAAATATTATGATCACAAGATGGAGCAGTTAATAAACCATTTCAAAACTAAGTTGGAGATATGAAAAAACAGATTGAACAAGTACGTGAATTCAGGAAGGCATTTAACCTATCAATGAGCGTTCACGATTGTGACCATAACTTGCACTGTGATTTGGTGGATGAAGAATTGCAAGAGATGGCAGGTGCTAACAATAACGTTGAGATAGCCGATGCGATTATAGATCAAATGTACTTACTCATTGGCTATGCTATCAATCTTCAAATTGAAGACAAATTAGAGGCACTATTTGATGAGGTGCATAGGTCTAATATGTCGAAGCTGGATAAGGATGGTCAACCAATCTATCGTGAAGATGGTAAGGTAATGAAGGGTGAGAATTATTCTCTGCCAAATCTTAAAGATATTTTAGTAACATTGTAATTATCAATAGCTTACAACATTATGCCATTTGAAAAAGGAAAATCGGGAAACCCTAACGGAAAGCCGGTAGGGGCAAAAGGTCAAAAGACTTTACAATGGGAGGCACTTGGCGAGTCAATCACAGGTCAACAAGCGGAGCAGTTTAATGCCTTTATGGATAAGCTTTGGAATAGTCGCAATGATGAAGACAAGATGATAGCATCCGAACTTTACCTAAAGACTTTGGAATATTTCAAACCTAAACAAGCGAGAAACACAATCGTGGGTGATGGAGATGCACCAGTGCAAATAATCATATCGGACAAATTGTAAGAAATTCACTGAACAAAATGAGAGCCATTATTGAATTTGATTTAGATGAGCCTACCGATATTGAGGCGCATAAGCGTTTCACCAATTTGAATGGGGTGTATATTGCGATATGGGAATTTGACCAAGAGATGCGGTCTCAAATTAAATACAACTCACAAAACTATACAGGTGAGCAACTTGACGCACTGGATAAGCTACGTTCAAAGTTCTACGAAATACTAAATGACAATAACGTAAAAATTGACTAATGGATCAAGACCAAGCAAAAGACCAAGCCAAACACACGTACACTATGTGCGTTTTATTTGGGTTATGGCTACAACAAAAGGAGCAACGTAAAAGACTTTCTAAAACTGAGATGAGTATACTATTCGATGAATGGATTAACAAGGTATTGGAGGAGGTGAACAATGCAAAAGATTAAAATATCCCTTGACTATAACACCATCACTGTCAAGCAGTATGTTGACTTCTTGAATAATGAAGGCAATGATGTAGGTCAAGTGTCCGCAATTCTCGGACAATCAAAAGACTTCGTTAGGCAATTGACTCCAGAAGATATGGAGAAAGCAATAAGCACATTTCGTGAGGTCATTGCTAACCCATTGGCTAATCACCAACACAAATGGAAGGGTTATGGATTTATCCCTGACATCAATAAGATTTCATTTGGTGAATGGCTTGACCTTGATACCAACTGCAAAGACTTTCCAAAGAACCTTCCCAAGTTACTTTCAATCCTTTACCGACCCATTTCATCTGAGATAGGAACGAAATATAAGATTGAGCAATACACTGCGGATCATCTATCCAATGCAAAGGACTTTGAGCAAATGCCTTTGTCCATTGCAAATGGTGCGTTGCTTTTTTTTTCGACTATCGAAAGCGAATTAGTGACCACTTCCCTCTCGTATTTAGAATCGCAGATTCAGGAGAACCTGACGAAGGCGATGAAGATGATGGAGGAGGAGTTGCAACAAGTGAACTAGCGGAAAGATACGGATGGTTTCACGTTATCGAAGAACTTGCAGATAGAGATGTGACTAAATTCGATGCAATAACAGAGACACAAGCGTCAACCATATTCGCCCATCTATCGTATCGGTTAGATTATTACAACTATCAAAAACAATTGATGACTAAAAATGACCATTAAAGCTACTTAACTAATATGAGCGCATCATCACTTTACACTTACAATGTTGTTATTGGTAAATTCAACGAATTCGCCAATAGCCACGCATTGTTACGCAGGTTCACACACGGACAAATATCACAAGCTGACCTTGAAAAAGAAGGCGAGTGGCCTTGGATGCACGTGACCCCTACTTCATTTTCATTTGATGCAGGTGCGTTGACCTATTCATTTGATGTTTATTTCGCAGATTTACCACGTGACAAAGAAGATAAGACCGAGTATCAGCGTCAATCAATGAGCGAGTGCATCCAGTTGGCAGGTGATTTTGTTGCTATGTTGGAGAATGGCTCTATATTCGATGAGTCGGTAGTACTTGGAAAACCAATAAGCGCACAGCCTTTCATTGAAGAATTTAGCCACGTGCTAACAGGTGTGCAGTTGTCCATTGACATCACAGTGGATTATGAGTGGAACGCTTGTGAGATACCTTATGGTAAGCAAACGATTAGCGTGTATACTCAGGTGATTGATTTTAATTCGACACCAATGAATAGCATTGTTTACAATTGTGATGGCAGTTATGCTGCGGCTTGTTATGGAACGAACCAAAACAATATCACCGATTTTGTGACTATGTTAAATAGTGATCCACCTGTTCAAAACAATGCGTGTTTCTTAAACTATGGTACTTACTTCGACAATGGAGATGGGCGAGTGAGATGCGAAATGCCTATTGCAGTTGCAAATACTTTTTGTGCAGGTGGTGAGATTACGTTAGAAGCAATTTACGATTGATGAAAAAGCTGCAATACACAACCAATGATCCATCTGCAACCACTGACTATTTAGCGGCTGACAACACTTGGAAAACTATTCCAGGTGGTGGGGGTGGTAGTGGAATTCCACACGGCACAACATCAGGAACAGATACCTATACCACAACCATTAGCGGTGTAACTTCATTAAGTGATGGAGATGCGTTTCTGATTCGATTCGCTACTGGCAATACAACAAGCTGTACCTTGAATATCAATTCACTTGGTGCTGTTGATTTGTACCGGAACAATGATGGTGCATTAATCGGAGGTGATATTATAGATGGCGCTGAAATGCTATGCGTTTACAACTCATCTACTAACCGATTTCAAGTTATTGGAACTGCGCCAAATACATTGCTTGCCTATGTGACCAATGCAGAATCTACAAGCATAACCAAAGGTCAGGCGGTGTATGCATTTGGTGGGCAGGGTGACCGCTTAAAAGTAAAGTTAGCCTACAATACAAGCGATGCGACATCGGCACAGACAGTTGGTATCGTATTGAGTACATCAATTGCAGCCAATCAAAAGGGATTAATCATCATTAATGGCCAATTGGATGGACTTAGCTTATTCCCAACTTCAACGTGGGCGGATGGTGATGCGGTATATCTTGGAGCAACAGCAGGAAGTGTGACCAAAACCAAACCAGTCGCACCTAATCATCTTGTATATCTTGGATTCGTAACCACTGCAAATAATGGCAGTGCAGGGAGAATGTATGTAAGGGTGCAGAATGGATATGAGATGGATGAACTCCACAACGTGAGTGCGGTATCACCTAATAACAATGATATATTAAAGTACAATACTGCGACTTCTTTGTGGGAAACAAGTAACGCACTAAGCACTAAACAAGATACAATTACAGGTGCTGCATCAACTGTTGTGAGCAGTAATTTGAGCAATGGAATTGTAGTGGTGAGCGATGGTGGTGGAAAGATTGCGAGCAGTGGAATATATAGTTATGAATTGGGGTACTTAAGTGGTGCAACATCAAATATTCAAACGCAATTAAACGCTAAGCAAGGGACAATCACACTCACCACAACTGGCACAAGTGGTGCAGCAACTTTAATAGGTAATACTTTAAATGTACCGCAGTATGCTGGAACATCAAAAAGTATATTAAATCAAAATCACGGGGGAATAGCTATTAATGCAGTTACTACCACTTATGGCGGTTGGTCAGGTGCTACAACTTTTGTAAATTCAGCGAGTGAATTTACTCGAAATACAATGCTTCCATTAAACGGAACTATCAATAATTGGGCGGTGAATGTAAACGCACAACCTGCCAGTGGAAGTCTTGTTTTTACATTAAGAGTAAATGCAGTTGATACCTCAATGACTATTACAGTAGCAGCAGGAAGCACAACGGGTAAATATTACAATACAACCTCAAATATATCAGTTGTTCAAGGTGATTTAATAACTTTCAAAGTCGTAAATAATGCATCTGCAGCTAATGCACTTGTAGGTAATTCAATAATGTATGAGGTATAATATAACTGAAAATAATGGTGTAACAACTATTCATGTGTTGAATTACAATATCTTTTTCGCATTCGATGCGAGTGATGATTACGCACCATTCAGGAACGCATTAATTGACAAAGGAATAGATGCCTTTGTTGATCTTTTGATAGCAGATAGTAACACCGCATTCTTAACTTTTACCAATGGCTACTAATCCAATCACTGCTTTAATGAATGAGTTTGGGCAGGAGGTTGTAGAACGTGCAATGCTTAATCTTGGCGTTTATCGTACGGTGAATGGAAAGAAAAGAAGGGCGGTGGCGAGTGATAATTTACGCAAGTCATTAACTTACCGATATGACAATAAGTACAAGCGCATTGACTTCTTTGCAAAAGGTACTGCTTCCGAATATGCGGTATTCGTTGAAGAAGGGGTGAATGGTTATCAAGGCAATAACAACTCCCGATTTTCATTCAAGAAAAAGTCAGTTGATGTGGATGCAATTCGCAACTGGATGAAGATTAAACGTATCCAACCACGTGAGCCAAATGGAGCGTTCAAGAAATTCGCAACACCAAAAGCGAAAGAAGATGCAACCGATTGGATGGCAAGTAAGATAGCAAGGTCAATAGCACGTAGAGGTATCAAACCCCTATTCTATTTTCGAGACGCAGTGAATGAGACTGTAATCGATTTTAACGATAGATTTATAGCAGCATTAAAGGGTGAGATTACAATAGCAATAGAAGAAAATTTACAAGGTAAAATAAAAGTATAATGGCATATACAACAGCAATAAGAGGATTAAGCGCACAGGGTAATGATGAATTTACAGGAATGTGTTATTCAAATAACGATGTTTCATTTACTATGACTTCAAGTGAATTCGCGAATAGTGGATTTAAATACATAGTCAATGTCATTGATAATATTACATTTAAAGAATACAAATTTTATATAGCACCAAACGCATCAGGTAGTGGTGTGTTCAATGCTAAAACTATTTTCAATGAATTAGTACCTACATCATTGGTAATTCCTGATAGCGATGATATTTTAATTCAAATTACTGAGCCATTAGTTAGCAATGAAATGATGGTTAATAGATTTAATGTACAACTCTACGAAGGCTATGATGTAGCAGGTGTATTCACTGAAGATAATTCAGTGCAAATTACTTACGAGTTAATGTGCGTGTATGGAAAGGGCAAAAGTAATTTTTTAGTAATGGGTAGCAATGATACGCCACCTCTTGCACTAAGTGAATGTTTCGATAATACCATAGGATTTAATGCAGAGACCATTGCATCACGTATCAATATTCCAAATGATTTACAACAAGAGGTTATCAATTGGCAACGTATTTCAAGGTCAAACGTGACAGGCGCAGAATATAGCGCATTCAAAATATTATCATTTATTGCAGATAATGGAACTTATTTAAATATTAATTATCCTTTGATTGGTTATACAGTTGGATTTCAATATACGTTTTACGATAATGAATACAATATAATTCTGCAATTTATTAAGCCGATGGTAAATTCATCAGGCGCATTATATCATCTTCCTGTTGGATTATACAACTTAAAAGATTCTATTGATGATGAATTGATGGATAGTATACAATTTTGGACAGTGTATGGTTATGATGCTCAAGGTTTTCAAATAACTGCGAAATATGGGTTCTATATAGACGAAGATTGCAAACACAATCCAGTCCACGTATATTGGTTAAATCAAAAAGGCGGTTGGGATAGTTACTCTTTCATTAAGAAAAACGAGCGCAGTATTGATGTTGAAAAGAAAAGGTACAAACAATATCTTGGCGACTACAATAATGCGACAGTTGACAATCCATTTGATACCAAAAACTATTCAAGGTCATTAACTGAGCGTGAGCCTATCGTAAAAACGTATATAAACCTAAATAGTGATTGGGTAACTGAGTCGGAATTCAAATTTATGAAAGATCTTTTCCAATCAAAATCAGTTTGGATGGTGGATGATAACGTGGATGGGTACAATATTCTCCCTGTTGTAGTTGAAGATACCAATTTTTTGATGAGAAGGGAACGAAATAGCCGCAAGTATAATCAATCATTGCGCCTTCAATTAGCTAACGAATATGATACTATAAATAGCACACTATCTCAATATCCAATTCCAACTCCTGAGCCTTGCGATTATATTACAAGTTTTACAGCTTTAACAGGTTATGGGACGAATTTAGTTATTCAAGGTATTGTAGGTAATAGTTGTTATATAGAAGCTGTTAATTGTCCAAGCGCCGCTTATTTATATGTTGGTGTAAGTCCAATTACACCAGGTCAAACATACTACGTACAAATTGATTATGATACAAATATTCCTTATACTGAATTAAAACCAGGTGCTATAGATTTGGGCAATGTTGCAACAGGGGGAGGTACGAGAACATATTTTTCAATGCAAACAGCAGGAACTCCAATTATTGCTTCAGGTGTATGGGGTACAGGAACACCGGAATTGTTTAGATTTCAAATTCCGAAATGGTATGGCACTGGAAAATATGAAGGGAATATTTATATAACTATTGGATTTGGTAACTGCCCATAATTTTAATAAATGGAAACAGCTTTAATACTATACACACAAGGTAATAATACACCTTATTTGGTGGACTTATATGAAAATGAGAACATCTCATTGAACTATTCATTTAATGACATCAAAGACCTTGCGCCAAGAGGCAATTATTCAAGGACTTTTCGCATTCCATTTACTGAAACCAATGCCAAGATTTTTGGATTTATCCAAGAAAATACATTTCAATTCAGTGGGTTCAATCCCAAGCGCAAAATCAATGCATCCATTACGGTGGATACTATTCCAATTATTGAAGGTTATGTTCAATTTAAAGCAGCCTATACAACCAATGGTGAGGTAACTGATTTGGAGATAGTTTTCTTTGGGAATGTTGTAGATTTTTTCAAGACTATTGGAGATGCAGATTTTAAAAATTACATAGGTGCTGAATTGCAAACGGACTTTGATTTTGTTGTCTCTTACGATACTATAACCGATTTTAATACCACAGATGACGTCTATCTTGGGTTAACCGATAAAGGCCAAAATTGGGTAATGAATGTTAGTGATAGTGGAACACGAAACATAATGAGCGAGTCAGCTTCTATTGTTCCAAAAGTTGGTGAGTTAACTCCATTTGTAAGGTCAAGATACATATTTGATAAGATATTCGCATTAAGTGGATTCCAATTTAATGATGGAGATAGTACTACAATTGTAGAGCAGCTTGATAAAATGTGGATTCCTTGGATTGGAGAAAGTGATTTAATAGCACAACAAGGAAACCCTGATACTGCACGATTTAAATTAACTAATAGTGGTTCAATCACACTTGATACAAATGATTTTACATTAACAAATTTTACAAGTGGTGGAAGCTTATTCGTTGCTAAATTACCAACTTTGAATATTGATATAGACCCAGGTTCCAATGTAAGTGCAGGAAATACATATACCGCACCATTTAGTGGTAGTTATGTTGTTTCTGGAAATATGACTATTCAAGCTGATTTACCAATTTCGTCTATAAAGATGGGTTTTATATTAAGCGATGGTACGTCTAATTATTTTATGATTAATTCAGCATATATAAATTTGGTATCAATAGACCCAAATACTGGAGATAATATTTATAATACAAACACCGATGTAACATTATCCACAGGAACATCATCATCTTTTGTTCAACAAGGTTGGACAATACAACCAATTATTTATATTTCAAATGATGATTACCAACACGCATTAAATTTAAATCCATTAGTCACATTTACAATTTCATCATTTGAGGTAGGTACATTGGACATATCAAAACCATTGTATGGGAATAAAATTGATTGGTCAGCAAACGCACCTGTAATGAAATGCAGTGAGTTTATGTCATCATTATTCAAAATGTTTAATCTTGTTGTTATTCCCGATGATGTCAATCCCAAATTGCTCACGTTAAAACCAATCCAAGAATATCTTGCAGAGGGATCAACAAAGGACTGGTCAAATAAGTTGGACATTAGCAAAGACATCACATTAACATCAACTGCTGATTATCAAGCGCAACAAAATACGTGGACATATAAGGCAATGAATGACTATTACAATCAGCTTTATAATTCACAAGGTGAGCGTGTATATGGTAGATTGTTATTGATTGATGCAGAAAATGATTTTGCTACAAAAGAGCAAAAAACTGAATTGATGTTTGGTGCTACTCCTTTGAATACAATTAAAGGTAGTGACTATCCAATACCTAAATTTCAATCCGCAAATGGACAATTCGCTGCACCTGGGCCTCGAATTCTTTACAAAACTGCTGACCAAATAACATTCAAAATCTTTAACGATACGCTGCAAGGCTATGTGTTAATCACATTGGATTTATTTAGCCATTATACCACTGTTATTCCAACCATTGCCGATGAAGATTTGAACTTTGGGCAGGAGACTCCATTACACTACGTTGATACCACACCTTGGAAAACACTTTACACACGTTATTGGAATAGTTATATATCTGACATTTACGCACCTGATGCACGTATTTTAGAAGGATTTTTCGCCCTTGAATTTGCAGACATTTATCAATTCAAGTATAATGACCAAATCTTTATCAAAGATGCGTATTGGAGAATTCTTGAAATCAGTGATTATGTGGTAGGTATGCAAGATAGCGTGAAGGTAAAACTGATTAAAACGGTGAGCGCGACCCCCGATTGTTTGCTCCATCCTGCAAATGTGATTAATGTTAATGGCTCTGTTCCTTTTTTGGATAGTAATGGAGATGCAGCCGCAGCGACCGAATCGTGCTGTAATTTATATGGTTACTATTGGGTAGGTAGTGAATGCTATGCAACTCCAAGAGATGCAAAAGGTAGAGGAGGAAGAACTAAAATGTTTTCCGATAATACCACTACTCTTTCAAATGTTGAAACAATACCAGTTAATAAAGCAGCATATATAGCTGATAATACAGTTGTGCAAGAAACTAATGAAAGAACTTTTGTCAATGGAAGTAATATTTTTGTTGGTGGTTCAAATGATGGTAGTATTGTTAGTGGTTCCAATAATGTAGTGGTTCCTAATTTGGGAAGTGTATTTGTACTTGGAGATTCAGCAAAGACAATTAACAGAGGTGTGACAATTGGTAGCGGTGGCACGTATGCAGGTCAATACCAAAGTGGAATAATTCAGCTAATTGGTAGCGGTGATTTTACCAATGATACCACACCAATAACACTAACCAATTCAGGTGCTTATATCACAATGCCCGATGATTCTGTTTGGTATTGCAAACTGATGTTAACCGTTGGTCAAATTAGCGCAGGTATAGATGGCAATGGAGTGGTAGAATTCAACCTTCATTTGGCCACAAGTGCAGGTGTATTGTCTATCAAAGATGCGATTATCGTTAGCGAAAATCTTGAAACATTCTCAGGTAACTTTCAGTTTGATATTGACATTAGCGGACTAACTTTTGCACCACGTTTACTCTTAAAAAATGACACGTATCCACAAGACAATATCTTTGTTGGCGGTCAATTAATTTACAATCAATACCATTATGAATAATCCACAGCAGACCTTTAAGAACATTTGCGAGATGCAAAAGATGGGCATCAAGTCAGCGCATCCATCGAGCGAAAATAAGCTACCAAATTGGCTAACAAAAGGCATCAATTTGAGCGTTGTTGCTACTTTAATATGGGGGACATATCAATTATTAAAAATGATTTTCAATGGCTGACAATAAATACGTTTTAGAATTCCAAATAGATGATAGCGGTGTTGTTAAAAAGGTTGACAATATTAGCAAAAAGGTTGATGATATTGGTAGTAATGCAAAAAAGTCAGCAACCGCAGCGACTAAATCTTTCAAAGATATGGCAGGTAATATTGCCAAGTCTTTGGGTGTTATTGGTTTGGTTGCTACTGCTATTGGTGCTGTAAAAGAAGTACTTGCAGGTAATCAAAAAATAGTTGATTTTTTCAGCGTGGCAATGGGAACATTGTCTGATGTTGTAAAAGATGCATTCAACTTTATTACTGAAAACGTAGGAGCAGTAGTCAAATCATTTAAGGCTGTTTTTGATGATCCACTTGGAGCATTACAAAAATTAGGTGAGGCTATTCAAGAAAATCTAATTGAGCGTTTTGTTTCTTTTGGTGAAACATTG